CGACCAGTTCCAACTCCGGCCGGCGATCGGCCCGCCGCGCTACTCGCGCAAGGTGGTGCAGGCGTATCTCGACCGCGAACCCGCCCCGCACGCGCTGCGCGTGCTCACTCGGAAATAGGAAAGCAGGTGGCGTCGATGGCGAAGCGACTCACGCAACTCGAACAGGTGATCGAACGACTCGAAGGGGAAATCACCGCGCGCCAGGTCGCCATCGCGGCGATACGCGCGCAACTCAACTCGAAGGCGCACCCGCTCGGCGGCGCCGTCGTCGGGCAGGACGATCACCGCCCGGAGGATGAAGCATGACGGCCGACCTTGACGATCGCGACGAGCCGATCGACACCGACGACGCCGAGACGACGACGGCGCTCGACACCACGCGCCGGCCGGGGCTCGTGCCGCGCGACCTCGACGCGCTCGCCGCGCTCCCAGGCACGGGCGCGCTCGACAACATCCGCGCGCGCGAGGTCGTGCTCACCACGGCGCGCTTCGCCATTCTGCGGATGGCGGCGCCGGAGCATATGGTGCTCTTCAAGGCGCCCGATGGCCAGATCACCGCCTATCTGGGCGATCACGCCTGCGAAGGCGCGCGCAATCTGCTCGGCATCGAAATCTACAATCAGTCGCGCCCGGAGAAACTCCTCGGCGATGAGCCGGGCGTGTTCTATTACGTCGTCACCGGCGATGGGCGCTGCAAATTGACCGGGCAGACCCTCGAGCGCGTCGAAGGTGGGCGCGCCTCGACCGATGATTTCTGCAAGGGCAAGCACGGGCTCGCGCTGGAGCTTGATGTGCGCAAGGCGGCGGTGGCGAATCTCATCGGGCGGATTGTGCGATCGCTCGGCGCGCTCAGTGAGGTGCCGACGCGCGACCTCGAGACCGCCTGGGCGGGCACAAACAAATCCATCGAGGCGTGCCGGAAGGGGAAGGGCTTCGGCACGCGCGATGAGCGGGTCGGCGGGCGCAGCGCAAAGGCGCCCAACGTCGATCCGCCGATCTGCCCGCACTGTAAAAGCGTGGGCGTCTATCGGCCGGCGAACGGCGATCGGAAGCCGTTCTACGGCTGCCCCAACTACGAGAAACATCCCGGCAAGAAATTCATCGTGGACGTGGATCAGTGGGTCGCGAAGCAAACTGCCGCCGCTGCACCGGCGCCGGCCGCACCTGCGCCAGCCGACCCAGCGCCCACCAGCCCGCCGGCCGTGGGCGACATCAATTGGGAGGGCCGCTGATGCGCATCCTTGAACCCGGCTGCCGCCCGCTGCGCTACCGCCGCTCGACCGGGCGCGCGTGGTGGCGGGACTTCTACGCGCTGCGCGTGCTCGCGCTGCAACACGCGATGGCGGCGCGCACGCTGTGACGCCCGACACGATCGCGACCGGCATCCACGAGGCGTGGGCGCGGCACCTCTCGAAGAGCAGCCGCCCCCAGGCGCCCCACGAGTACGTCTACGCCTCCGCGTATCGCGTCTGCGAGCGGCGGATGGTCTACGAGATGACGAGCCCCGACCGGCTGCCGCCGTGGGACGCCGAAGTCCTCCAGCGCTTTCGGCGTGGCGACGATCGCGAGCGCGATCTCCTCAGCGACATCGGCCGCGTGGGGCGCGATGCGGAGCCGCCCTTCAAGGTGATCGGGCAACAGGAGCGCTTCACGCTGCGCGACCACAAGAGCCGCGTGGCGATTGTCGGCAAGGTCGACGCGCGCCTCGAGATTGACGGCACGCGCGCGCCGCTCGAAGTCAAGGCGTGGTCGCCGATGATCACCGACCGGCTCGAGACCTTCGCGGATGTCTTCGAGAACCCGTGGACGCGCAGCGGCGGCTATCAACTGCTCGCGTACCTCTACGGCGCCGGCGAGGCGTTCGGCTTCCTGCTGCTCGACCGCTCCGGCATTCCGCGTCTGCTCCCGGTGGAACTGGAACCGCACCTGGATCGGATGGAGGATTTCCTCGCCCGCGCCGAGCGCGCCCTCGACCACGCGCAGGCCGGCACGTTGCCCGACTTCCTCGACGACCCGGCGGAATGCCGCCGCTGCCAGTGGTACGGGCACACCTGCCTCCCACCGCTGTCGGCGGTCGGCGCAGCGGTGCTCACCGACCCGGAGCTCGAGGCGGCGCTCGTGCGCCGTGAAGCGCTGAAGGCGTCGGCCAGCGAATTCGAGACGCTGGACAAGACCGTCAAGGCGCAACTGCGCGGCGTGGAGAGCGGCATCGCGGGCCCGTTCCATATCGTCGGCAAGTGGGCGAAGACCTCGCGCGTCGAGGTGCCGCCGGATCTCAAAAAGCAATTCACCGTCACGAACCCGCGCGGACAATTCCGCCTGGAGATTACCCGGCTATGACGACGCCGCACGAACCGCCGCACGCCCTCGATGACCTCGTGGCGCTCGCCGTGCGCGCGCTCATCGATCTGGAAGCCGCCGCGATCGGCGACCACTGTCTGCCGGTGCAACTCGAAGCGGTGCTCTGGCGCTTGATCCACGCGGTGCTCCAAGAACAACTGGCGCGCGTCGCGCGGCTGGAAGGGCTGCTCGACTCGATGCTCGACGCCGAGCCCGTCGATCCCACGGAGCGGCGCCATTGATTCGCGCGACGATCGAGCACGTCGAGGGCCGCTACTTCGCGAGCGCGACTGACGAGGCAACGCCGTGGCTGCGCATCGCCGCCTGCTCGCACAAGCACCGCTCGGCGCGACTGGCGGCGCGCTGTCTGGAATCCACTCGACGCCGTGCTGAGCGGCTGGTGTTGCAGCGCGTGGCGCGTGCGCATCGGCGGAGCACGCGCACGTGACCCTGTGCCTCTTCTGCGGCGGCGATGGCAGCGGGCCGGACCATCTGAAATTCTGTGACGGGCGACAGGGGCGCCGCATCGCGCTCGACGAGGCGATCGTGCCGCCATTCGAGCCGCTGATCATCGATGGCGCCGTGCCCGAAACCTGGGACACCTCGAAGGCCGCTGCCGAGCGCGCGACCGTCTCGAAGGACACGCAGCGCGCCGAGGTGCTGGCGGCGATTCACGCGGCCGGCGCGCGCGGGATGACCGACGACGAAATCCAGATCGCGCTCGACCTCGATGGCAACTCCGAGCGCCCGCGCCGGTGGGAATTGTGGCGACGTGATGCGATCACGCTGCGACGCGACGAGCAGGGCGAGCCCGTGCGCCGCCTCACGCGCACGCATCGGCACGCTGTCGTCTGGATTGAAAAAGCCTCATGAGACATCGCCCCACCCACCGGCCGCGCTCCATGCACGAGATGCGACGCGGCGAGTTTCACCTCGAGCCTGCCGACCCGCTCGTGCCGGAGCCCGCGCAGGAGCGCATCCACCATCCGGCGATCACGCCGCCGCAATACCTCTGCTACCGCGTGGTGCGGCGCTATCGACCGCTCGGCGGGTTCACGCAAGTGGAGGACATCGGCGCCTTCCACTCGCCGCTCAAAGCCGCCGAAATGCTCGCGCGTGAAATCGGCCGCGCCCAGGTGCTCGACCCGCGCGGCAAAGTCTGGGCAGACAACCTACAACCCATCGAGGAGCGATGAAATGCTGGTCCAGTTTCTCGACCCATTGACCTGCACCGAAGAACACTGGCGTCTATGCCGATTTCTCGACTCAGGCGGCAAACCAGAGCGGTGCTTCGGGCCGGCCGACGCGCGAACACTGAAGACCGCGAGCGCGTTTGAACGAGACGCGACGCACGCGGTTGTCGAGCGCGGACTGGTCGCCGACTACTTGGATCGGCAGTTCTGCCGGTTTCTCTCATGGCGTGTGATCCCAGCAATTACGAATCGCCACACGATCTTCCGCGATCAATTGATCTTTCGATCCGCAAGGAGACTCAGCATGAAACTGCGCCAGCCGCCAACTTCAGAGCCGCAGCCGACTACGACGACAGCACCAACACCGTCGCCGCTACCGCTGACCGTCAACGACGACCCGCGCGCGGTCGATTACGAAGCGTGGAGCGCTGCGGTGGAAGCCGCCGGGGTCAATATTCCGTTGCCTGTTGACCAACAGCGCGGTCACGCGGCCGGGTGCGGATATTTCGAAACGACCCACTACGAATTGTTGTGCGTCGAACGGCAGGGGAGGGTCTGCGAAGTCTGCGACGACAGGCCCGCCGCGACACTTCACCACACCAACTATCGCCGTCTCGGCAACGAACGACCAGAAGACCTGATGGACGTGTGCTGGTCTTGCCACGATCGCCTTCATGGAATCGCGCCACGTGTCGATGCAGAGCTACGCCGCCTGTTCGAGCGCGTCGATGAAAAGGTGTGACGATCGCGCGGCGGCGCTGCGACGCATCGGCGCGCACTGGCGCGACGCCTACCGGCGCTATCACCTCAATCGGCCCTGGTCGACGTTGCTGCCGACGCGCGACGAGCTCGAAGCGCTCATCGAGCCGGATCGCGTCGATACGCTGCGGCAGATCGCCGGCGGTGCGGTCTACGAGGGTCTCGGTGCGCACGAGCACACACCCGACGAATTCCCGTACTGCCAGCGTCGCCCGTATCGGCGTCGAGAGACGATCGCGATGCTCGAAGGCCAGCCGAAACCACCGCCGCCGCGCGTGCTCGACCCGAACGACCCGGTGGCGCTCTACGAGCAGGCGCGCACCCGCGCACGCGCTGCTGTGCCTCAGCGCAGCGTGGTGAACGTCTACGCCGAGACGATGACCGCGCGCGGAGCTCCTTATCGCGTCCAACTCGCCGATCGGCTGCACGCGATCATGCCGCCGGTCGGCGTGCCGAGCCCCGCGCCGCGCGATTTCCTGATCACCATCGCCGAACTGGCGCACACCTACAAGCAATCGCTCCATCACCAGGCCGTCGTCGTCTACAGCGACCTGATGAACGCCAGCGAGTATCGAGGCCGGCGCTGATGTTCCCCGCCGCGCCGCGCCCGATCACGTGGCTCGATGTCTATTGCTGGCGCGCCCATCTCGCGCTGACCGGCGAGACGCTGCACGTCTACCTCGATGGCGTGGACGTGACCCAAAACAGCTTCCGCGCGGTCTTCCACGAAGACGGCCGGCACGGCAACGTGTGGCGCTACAAGCGCAACGCCGACGGGCAGGTTTACTGCGCGCCTGGGACGCTGTGTCCCGCCGTCGAGGTCTTGACCGGCCTGCTCGCGCTCGTGCCGGGAGAACCCTTCCGATGAGCGCGCGCGAGCTTCGCTTCACCGTCGTCGGCGTGCCGATTCCACAAGGCTCGATGAAATCCTTCGTGGTGCGGCGCAAGCGCGACGGGAAACTCATCGCGACCACGACCGCCGATAATCCGCTCACGAAGGGCTGGCGGCAGACGGTCGCCGAGATGGCCGCGCGCACGCTGCGCCTCGAGGAGAACGCCGGCATCTATTTCACCGGCGCGGTGGCATTCGAGGTGACGTTCTATCTGCCGCGCCCGGT